GTTTCCGGGTGGCCTGTCGTGGGATCCGCGGCAGCGCCGTATCGGGGCGGCTGCGGTGGAGGGGCCGCCCTTGCACAGCAACTGTCGCTGTCGGGCAGTTCCGTGGGACGACGCGTGGGTAGCCGCTGGCATTCCGTTCCCGCTGGCGCTGCGGCGGGAGGCGCACCGGTCGATCGCGTACGGGCGCGCCCGCCCGTCGGAGTCCCGTGCGGCGCGGCTGCGGGCCGTACGTGAACTCCTGCGCTCAGAGTCCGACCTGCTGCCCGCTGTCGACGCTCGCGCCCGCCGCGCCCTACGAACCGGCAACTTCACTGCTGCCGCATAAACCCCCGGCGCCCGTGACGGGCCGCCGCCAACCCCGTGATGGGAGAACACCATGGGCATCCACCCCAACACCGACACGGACGGCATCAGCGTGCCGCCCAGCACCATCCTCGGCCACCGCGCCGACGGCCGGCCGATCTACCCCATCGCGGGCGGAGCCGAGACCGACGACGACAGTCCGGACATCGAGGTCGAGGTCGACGACACCCCCGACGACGAAGCCGACACCGAGGACGGGACGGAGTCGAAGGAGACACCGAAGCCCAAGCCGCCAACGCAGAAGACCGACCCGGAGCCTGACGAGGAGTACGTGCCTCCGTCGCGTGAAGAGTGGGAGCGCGTGCGCCGCACCCTCGCGAAGCGGAAGCAGGAGAAGCTCGACGTGCAGCGGCAGCTCAACGAACTCCGCGACAAGCACCGCGAGCAGGAGACCGACACAGAGAAGGCCATCCGCGAAGCAGCGGAGAAGGCCGAGGCGCGGTACAAGCCGATCGTGGTGAAGAAGGCCGCCCGCGCCGCGCTGATCCAGGCGGGGGCCACGGCCGCGGTCGAAGGCGACAAGGAGAAGACCGAGGCGCGGCTGGCACGGCTCCTCAAGCTCATCGACGTGAGCGATCTGAGCGTGGAGGACGACGGCGAAGTCCTCGGGCTGGATGAGCAGGTTGAGGGCCTGCGCGCCGAGTGGCCGGAGCTGTTCGAGCCCAGGGAGAAGAAGCCGAAGGCCCGTCCGACGGGCGCACCGCGTCCGGCGGCGGTGGAGAAGCCGAAGTCGACGGCGGAGATCCACGCTGCGCGGATTCTCGGCAGGGCTTGACGACCGAAGGTATATTCATCACCAGGTGAATTACTCCGGTGATCGGAGTACCTCACCGCCCTTGCTTGCGAAGGCGCCCGTGATGGGGCCCGAGCCCACAACTCGTTCCCCATCACGCCGCCCGCAGGAGGGCCTCAATGGCGCGCAATACGCTCGAAGCGTGGATCCCCGAAGAGTGGGAGACCAGCCGAGTCATCCAGACCGTCAACCAGCTGTCCGCGGTCGAGGCGCTCGCCTCCCGCATCCCCATGGGCTCCGACACCAAGCACGTCCCCCGCACCGCGGGCATGGGCGTGGACGTCGTGGCGAAGGGCGGCACCTACGGCGAGGACGTCAGCCTCAACGACGAAGTCCTCCTCACCGCGAGGAAATTCGGCAAGGCCGTCCGGATCGCCGAAGAGGACATCGACGACTCCGTCGCCAACATCATCAACGCGAAGATGATGGGCTGGGGCAAGTCCTACGCGAAGATGATCGACAACGCGTCCCTCGCGGTGTCCGCCGCGGAGAACGGCACCACGATCCCGTTCACGTCGCTGTACCAGCTGCTGAACACCACCGACTCCAACCTCAGCTACACCGGCGGCGACAACATCACCACCGCCTCCAGCGCAGGCGCGCCGACGTACGCCGAGTTCTCCACCGCCATCGGTGACGTCGAATCCGGCGACTACTTCGACCCTGGCAACATGGTCGCGATCGCCCACCCGGCGTTCCGCAAGAGCCTCCGCGGGGTCCTCGACGACCAGAACCGGCCCATCTTCATGGAGGGCCTGTCCGGCACGCCTGACACCATCTTCAGTGTCCCGGTCCGCTGGTCTCTCGGCGCGAAGCTGTCCGCGACCGCCACCTCGGCTCCGACTGGCCGCCCGATCATGGCGTTCGTCAACCCGGAGCTCCTCCTCCTCGGCGTCCGCTCCGGCCCGGAGTCCGTGTTCATCGACGGACGCGACGGACTGTCCGCGCTCACCGACGAGTCCATCCTCAAGATGCGCGCCCGCCGCGGTTTCGCCTCCGGCCACCCCGCCGGCGCGTCGATCCTCGTCGGCTAACCACCCCCGTACGCCACACCGCCCGACGGCTCCGGGCGGTGTGGCTCTAGGCAGGGAGGTGAGCCGTGGCAGCGAGGAAGACCACCAGCAGCAAGCCCGCAGACAAGGCCGGCACCGTAGAGAAGCAGGCCGAGCCCAGCGAGCGTGAGCGGCTGGAGCAGGAGCAGTTCCCTGCGAAGTCTGGCGCGCCCGAGGTCGAGGTCGACAAGCGGTCCGCCGACGGCTCGGAAGGGACGCGCTTCGTCAAGGAGTTCGTCGTCCTCGGCCGCGACTGGACGGGCGAGGAGTACCAGCACGAGGCGAACAAGGCCGGCGTTGTGAACGAGGCGATCCAGCGGGGCCTGCACCCGCGCGGAGACATCAGCTTCGACGGCTCTGAGGAGCACCCCGACGGTGTGTCGCTGACGCTCACGTACTCGGTCGACACGGTGCCCGCCTCGGTGGACCACCACCCGGAGGACACCACCACCCCGCGTGACGTCATCGAAGCCGCTGGCGGCGACACCAGCAGCAGCAAGCCGGAGGCATAGGTCATGGTCGACGCCTGGGCTACCGCGCAGCAGGTCCTGAACACCACGGGTGTGTCGGTGACCGATGCGCAGCTTGCCCAGGCGCAGGACGACATCGAGATCTTCACGAACCGGGTGTACGCCGACACGGCGCGACTCCGGACGCGGGATCTCTACTGGCTGGGCCGGGCCGTCGCCCGTCAGGCAGCGTGGATCGCGGGCCAGTTCGGGTTGGAGACGCGGCTGGATGCCACGCAGATCCAGCAGGATCAGGTCTCGACCACGCTGCAGGGTGACGGCCTGGTCCTTGCTCCGATGGCGGCCCGCGCGCTGCGCAGGGTGTCGTGGATGCGGTCCAGGACCGTGCACATCCGCTCCGCTGTGGAGGGGGCTGGCCCGGTCGGGAACGTCCTCTCCGACTCGGCGGATGACTCGCTGGCGTGGGCTCCCTATCACGGGGGTGGCTGATGCAGGCCATCGCCACCACCAGGGTCAGCATCCTGCGCGGCACCACCACGGATGCGTGGGGCGACGAGCAGGACACCGACACAGCCCTGTACACGGGCATTCCGGCGTCGCTGATCGAGCAGTCCCGGCGGGTGACAACCCGGGACGACCCGACACCCCGGATCGTCCGCTACGCCGTGGCGAGGGTTCCGGCGGACACGGACGTGACGGACCAGGACCGGCTGCGGGATGAGCGGACTGGTGCGACGTACATCGTCGACTCGGTGTCCGCGATGACCAACCCGGCGATCGCAGTGGACCGACGGCTGGACCTTCGACGCACGACTTGATCACTTTGCGGCTGCCCGCAACGCGATCACCAACCGAATAGGCCACACGCTCGGGGAGACCGGGCGGCCACCGTACGAGACCACTCTCTGGAGAGGAGGGCGGCCATGGCGCGATCCGGTGTGCGGATCGACCCCGCTGCACGCGCACACGTCGACGCGGCGATCAACGAGTGGATGGAAGACACCATCGGTGCCGCCATCCTCGGGGATGCCCGCGACTTCGTGCCGAAGCGCTCTGGCCGCCTGCACGACTCTCTGCGCGCCGAGTGCCATGACAAGGTGCTGCGGGTCGGCTCGTTGGACTGCAACTACTCCACCGATGTGGAGCTTGGTACTGCCGCGCACGTCATCACGCCGCGCAACAAGAAGGCCCTGTACTGGCCCGGCGCGGACCATCCCGTCGCGCGCGTCAACCACCCCGGCACCGCGCCGAATCCGTATCTTCGGCCGGCTCTGTTCCAGCGGAGGACCGCATGAGCCTCCGTCTGCGGGCCACGCCCGAACTCGTCGCCGCCGCCTGGCTGAAGACCGTGGTCGGTGATCGCGTCGCCACGACCCTCCCGAAGGACAACACGACGTGGGCGGCGTCCGGGTTCTGCACGCTCGTCGTCGCAGGCGGCACCCCCAACCTGTACGTGCCGCTGCGGGAGCCCGCGATCGGCGTGGACTGCTGGGCCGTCAACCCCGACTCGCAGAAGCCGCCATGGAACAAGGCTGCCGCCCTCGCGGAAGCGATCCAGGCCGCCTGCTACGACCACCCCGCCATCCCGCAACGCCTCACCCTGCCCACGGGCTACCCCCAGGCGCAGGTGCTGTCGGCGTACACGACGGGCGAGCACCGCCGCATCCACGACGACGCCTCCTCCTATGCCCGCTACAGCATCCCCGGCCTCGTCATCGCCTGGACGGAGGTACCCGCATGAGCCGCTACGCCATCCAGGACGCCAGCCTCGGCGGGGACCTACTCACCTGGATGGGGCGCGTCATCGTCCACAACAGCCGGGGCGAACTGGAGTTCCTCCTCACCGGCGACATTCGCATCGTGCCGTGCCCGCGGTCTATTCCGCCCGAGCAGACGATCGAGCTGCCGTTCCTGCCGCAGTTCTCCCACCACCGCTTTCCACTTCGGCGAGAGGACTACCCGTAATGCCGACCGTCCGTACGACCATGCGACCCGACCTGACGGTCGAGGTCGATGACATCGAGTACCTCGACCTGAAGCGGCAGGGCCTCCTCGTCGAGGACGAGCCTGCGGCCGAAGCCCCGCAAACCGACGCCGGACCGGCGCCGACCGTCAAGAAGCCCGTCGCCGTTTCGGGGACGCCGCGCAGCAAGGAGAGCTGACCCATGGCCGTTTCGACCGAGAACCTCATCCAAGGACCGGGCACCCTCTACAAGGGCGCGTACGGGGCGACTGAGCCCGCCGACACCGCCGTGAACGCGGCGCCGCCTGCGTCGTCGTGGACGGACATGGGCGGCACGCAGGACGGCGTGAAGCTGACCGTCGACCAGACCTACAGCGAGTTGGAGGTCGACCAGATCACCCTGCGCGTAGGGAGCAGGCTGACGAAGCAGGACTTCATGATCGAGACGTCGCTGGCTGAGGCGACGCTGGCGAACCTGTCCGTCAGCCTCAACGGCGGCACCAGCGCCTCGGGTTCGGGATACGAGTCCTTCGAACCCAACGTCACCAGCTCCGCGACGCAGCCGAACTACTTCGCCGTCATCCTCGACGGCTACGCCCCCGAACAGCTCCGCCGCCGCATCATCGGCCGCCGCATGCTCAACACCGAATCGTCCGAACTGGCCTACACCAAGGACAAGCAGACCTTGATTCCGGTCAAGTTCGCCGGCCACTACGTCAGCTCGGTGATCGCACCGTTCCACATCACCGACGAAGTCAGCTAACCCGCACCCTGTCCCTGCCCACCCGAGGAGCACCACCCATGGCATCCACCACCCGTACCCGCCAGACCACCGCAGCACGGAAGAAGGCTGCGGCGCCCCGCACCGCAGCCGTCTCCGACCCGCTCGCCGACTTCGAACCCATCCGGATCGCCGCCGACGAGGAAGTCGAAGAGGACCGCGTGCCGCTGTTCTACATCGGCGACACCGAGTACACGATCCCCCGCGAGATCCCCCCCGGCGTCGCCCTCCAGTACCTGCGCCACGCACGAGAGTCCGGGCACGAACTCGCCACCCCGCCGCTCCTCATCCGGGTCCTCGGCGAGGACGCCTACATGGCGCTGGAGCAGTCCAAGGCAGTGAAGGAGGACCAGCTGGAACGGATCGTGAAACTCATCGTCGACCTCGCGCTCGGGCAGGCGGAAGGCAAGGAGGGAAAAGCCCCAACTGGCTGACCCAACTCGCGGACATGCTCCTCACCGCCCCGTGGACAGACACGGTCGGTGAACGCACCGCACAGACCGGCTGGGTCCTCGACCACCTCGACGACTTGGACGCGGACTTCCTCGCCATCTACGGCATCGACCTCGAACACGACGACATCTCCGCCCGCCGCTACTTCGCGCTGGCGCACCGGCTCACCGCCTACTCGGGCGTCATGGCCGCCCGTGCCGAGAACGAACGCGAACGCTCCACCCCAACCCGCACCAGCAGCACCCCCGCACCCCCGCGGGACGACACCACAGAGCTGAGCCTGACCCAGTTCCGGGCGAAATTCCCCGGCCTGGTCAGCATCGGGCAGGGAGGGTAGGACGTGGCCGGCTCATTTCGCATCGCAGAGGGGTTCGTCGAGGTCACCGCCGACGAGTCCGGCTACGACCGCGCCATGCAGCGGCTGCGGCAGTCGAAGAACAAAGTCAAGATCGGCGTCGAACTCGACGACCGCGAAGCACGAACAGCACTCGACCGCCTCACCCGCCCCCGCGTCATGAAAGTCCGCGTCGACCTCGACAAGACAGCGCTGACCCAGCTGAAGATGCGCGACGTTGAGGTCTCCGTCCTACCGAAGATCTCCGACGCCGCCTACCGGCGCGTACAGACCCAGCTCGACCGGCTCACCGCGGACCGCGTCGTCAACATCCGCGCCAGCGTGGACACGCGTGTCGCGGCGCAGGAGATCCGCAACCTGATCCAGCGCCGCCAAGTCCGCATCGGCGTCGACGTCGACACGAGGGTGGCCGCGGACTCGCTGGCGAACCTCACCCGACGGCGCACCATGACCGTCCAAGCCCGCGCCGACACAACCGCCGCCAACAACAGCCTCCGCTTCCTCACCCGCGACCGCACCGTCAACGTCCGCGCCAACATGTCCGGCCTCGGCGCACTCACCAGCCTCGCCTCCAACGCCGGAGGCGCAGCAGGCAGCGTCGGCATGCTCGGCTCACGGTTCGCCGCCCTCGCCGCCGCCGCCCTGATGGCGCTCCCCGCGGTTGCTTCCCTCAGCCAGGCCATCGTCTCCATGGGCCCCGCCGCCGCCATCGCCGTGCCGGCGCTCGGTTCCCTCATCACGATGGGCGCCGCACTCGCCGTCGGTCTCCGCGGTGTCGGCGGAGCATTCAAGGCCGCATCCGATGCCGGAGCTAAGACCGGCGCTTCGACTGCCAACACGGCCCGCGCCATGGCAGCCGCCCACCTCAACGTGGCTCGCGCCGCACGAGCGTTGAAGGAAGCCGAGCAGGATGCTGCCCGGCAGATCGCTGAGGCCCGCCGTAAGGTCCGTGAGGCCGCCGAGGATGTTCGTGATGCCGAAGTGCGGGCGGCTGCCGACCGTAAGGCTGCACTGCGTCGGGTGGCCGATGCCGAACGGGACCTGGCGGACGCGCAGAAGTCTGCGGCGCAGGCGCAGGAAGACCTCAACGACGCCCGCAAAGAGGCCGCCGAGCAGCTCGAAGACTTGAACTCCCGTCTGGCTGGGGCGCAGCTCGATGAGCGGCAGGCCGTCCTCGACGTCACGGACGCGGAGAAGGACCTTGCCGCCGTCAAAGCCAAGGGATCCAAGGCGACCGCGGAGGAGTTGGCGCAGGCCCAACTCGACTATGAGCGTGCCGTCCAACGCCTGCGCGACCAGCAGACCGAGACCGTCCGGCTTCGTGAGGAGACCGCCGAGGCGAACGAGGCTGGTGTTGAGGGCTCCGACACGGTGCGTGCGGCGCAGGACCGTCTCGCGGACTCGCAGCGCAACGTCGGGGACCGGACCCGTGATGTGCGGGATTCGCAGGTGGAGGCCGCGCAGGTCGCCAAGGACGGCGTCGAGGCGGTACGGGACGCGCAGCAGCGCCTCGCCGACGCCCAGCGTGGTGTCGCGGACGCGCAGATCGCCGCCGCCCGGCAGGTCCGCTCCGCGCAGGAGTCCCTCGCCGATGCGCAGCGGGCGGTGACTGCGGCGACGGAGCGGGGCGCCGCGGCCACCGACAAGTACGCGGAGGCCATGGCGAAGCTGTCGCCGAACGCGCGGGCGTTTGTCACCGCAGTACGGGACATGGGCCCGGCGTTCTCGGCGCTGCGGATGGAGGTCCAGGACCGCCTGTTCAGGGGGATGGGTGAGTCGTTCACCCGCATGGCGACGGCGTCGCTGCCCGCGCTGCGGTCGGGGCTCGGCGGGATGGCTGACGTCCTCAACAACATGGGCCGCGGGCTGATGGACACCTTCACCAGGCTCGCGAACGAGGGCCTGCTGAAGCGGATGTTCGACGGGTTCACGACCGGCATGAAGCCGCTGGAGAAGGTACCCGGCCAGTTCAGCGAGATGTTCGTGAAGCTGGGTATTGCTGCCGCGCCTGCGATGAAGCGGGTGACGACGGCGATCGGGAACGCGTTCACCCGTGTCGGCGGGAAACTCGATCAGGCGTTCAAGTCGGGTCGTCTGGAAGAGGCGATCGGTAAGGCCCTGGACGTGGCAGTCCAGTTCGGGCGGCTCCTCGGGGACATCTTCGGCACCGTCGGCAACATCATGGACGCCGCCGCGGCAGGCGCGGGGGACGCCCTCGGGGGCCTTGGCAGTGTGTTCAAGGAGCTGCGGCGCATCACCGCGATGCCCGAAGTCCAAGAGGCCCTCACCGCGATCTTCAAGGCGCTCAACGACATCGCCAAACTCCTCGCCGGGACGTTCGGTGCCGTGATCCAGGCGGCGCTGCCGCTGCTGGCGAAACTCGCCCCGGTGGTGTCGGAGCTTGCGCAGAAGTTCGCGCCGGTCCTGGTGCGGCTTGCGGAGACCCTCGGCAAAGCACTCATGCCGATCATGGATGCGCTGCTGCCGGTGGTCGAAGACCTCGGCGACATCATCGTGAACCTGGTTGAGGCGGTGATGCCGCTGCTGAAGCCGATCGGTGATCTCCTCGGGACGGTCGTCGCGGCGCTCGCGCCGGTCCTGCCGGTCATCGGGGACATCGTCACGATGCTTGTGCGGTCCCTCGTCACCGGTTTGAAGCCGGTGATCGCCGCGCTGATCCCTGCGGTGCGCACGTTCGGCCAGTTCATCGGCCAGCTGGCGCCGATGCTGACGCCGCTATATCAGGCGTTCGTGCCGCTGGTGCCTGTGCTCGGGCAGATGTCCGCCGCACTGATCAGGCTGGCGATGCAGGTCATTGAACCGCTGCTGCCGTTGATCGTCCGTCTGGCGGGCCTCATGTCTGGGCTGCTGGCGGGTGCGATCAACACGATCGTCCCGGTGATCACGACGGTCGTGAAGTGGCTGACGACGTTCGCGAACAAGGCGGCCGAGGTCGTGAAGTGGGTCGTCGACCAGTTCAAGATGCTCTACGACAAGCTCGTCGGGCATTCGATCATCCCGGATTTGGTGCGGGATATCGTCCGCTGGTTCACGTCGCTGTGGACGAACACGAAGCGGATCTTCAATGTTCTGAAGGACTGGCTGGTCAAAACCTGGCGTGACCTGTGGTCGGGTATCCGCGACCGCTGGAACAACTTCTGGTCTGGGCTGCGGACGTCGATGTCGAACGCGTGGCAGTCCGTCCGCAACAGCGTGACGAACCTGCGGACGACGGTGTCGAACGCGTGGAACGGCCTGTGGAACGGCGCCCGCGACAAGATCACGTCGATCTTCTCCACGATCCGCGACCGGATCAGTTCCTTCAAGTCGGCGATGCGGGACGCGTTCACGTCACTGCGGGACAGCCTCGGCCGGATCTGGGACGGCGTGAAGGGGAAGATCGCCAGCCCTGTCCGCTACGTGATTTCCCAGGTGTACAACGGCGGTATCCGCCGCATGTGGAACGCCATCGCCGGAAAGATCAACTCCAGCATCACGCTGCCCACCATCAAGCTCGGCTTCAACAAGGGCGGCGTCGTCCCCGGCCACGGCAACAGCGACACCGTCCCCGCCATGCTCACCCCCGGCGAACGCATCCTCTCCACGCAGCAGGTCGCCCAACTCGGCGGGCACCGAGGCATCGACGCCATGCTCGGCCAGGACCGGCCCACCCAAACCGGCGGGAACCCCAGCAGGCAGCAGGAGCGCCGCCGTCAGCAGGGACCGGTACAGCACTTCGACGAAGGCGGCATCGTCGGAAACATCACCTCCGGCCTGGGCAAACTCGGCGACGCCGCATCCTGGGCCAAGGACCTCGTCGTCGGCGGGCTGAAGGAAGCCGCACAGAAGGCCCTGCGGTCCCTGGTCCGGCCGCTCATCGCACGCATCCCCAACACCGGCATCGGGAACCTGCTGCGGGGCCTGTCGAACAAGGCAGTCGACGGGATGATGGGCTGGTTCACCAAGGAAGACAAGAAAGCCGTCGGCGGCCCTGGCGTCCAGAAGGCCCTCGCGTGGGCGAAGACACAGCACGGCAAGCCGTATCAGTGGGGCGGCAACGGCAACCCCAGCTGGGACTGTAGTGGTCTGACCTCGGCGATCGAGTCCGTGATCCGAGGGGAGCGCCCGCACCGCCGGTGGGCTACCGGCTCGTTCGTGGGGAACAGCGGGCCGTCCGGTTGGGTGCGGAACTTGAACTCCCCCTACATGATCGGCATCACCAATGCCGGTGTCGGCCACACTGCGGGCACCATCGCGGGCGTCAACGTCGAGTCGCGCGGCGGTGACGGTGTCATCGTCGGCAAGGGCGCCCGCTCCTACAAGGACAGCCTGTTCACCAGCCAGTGGGGTTTCGCGCCGGCCGCGAAGTTCGACTCGGGCGGACTGCTTCAGCCCGGCGCGACGCTCGCGGTCAACAAGACCGGCCGCCCGGAGCGCATCCTCAACCCGCAGCAGACGGCGATGTTCGAGCAGCTGGTGCGTACCGGGGGCGGCGTGACGATCGAGAACATCACCGTCAGCGGCACCTTCGACTTCTCCAGCAAGGCAGCCCGTAAGCAGGCCGCGAATGAACTGGTGGCGGAGATGAAGGAAGCCTTGCGGCAGTACGACAGGGGGCGCGCCTGATGGCCTTGTACAACTGGGGCGACACGACCATCGGCCGTATCCCGCTGCGGGAGACGTTCGCTGCGGCCGAGTCCGGCGGCGAGACACGGTCTCTGGACCTGGAGGGGCAGGAGTCGTATCCGCCGCTGACCCGCGCGCAGGTGGTGGCACGGCACGACGGCATCAACGCGCTCACGCCTGGCCAGTGCATCCCGGTCACGTTCACCGACAAGCCGGAGCGTTCGGGCTACTACACGGTGAAGTCCGCTGCGAGCACGTACACGGAGCATGTGGGTGACCGTGTCACCGCGGACTGGAAGGTCAGCTTGGAGCGGATCGGCTCCGACTCCGAAACCGACCTCCAGTCCCGCCTGACGGGCGCCGTACGCCTGAATGACTTTGCGTTGACCGGGGAGCGCTGGCACGCCCCGCCGATCGGGCACTACGCCTACTACACCGGCAGCAGCAACCCCACGACCATGACCCGCACCGGCGCGGACGGCGCGATGACCGTCTACCGGAGCGTGCCCGCGAACGTCTCCCCACGCTGGGGTTGCGCACCCACGGACTATCTCGACGGGCGTGTGAAGGTCACCACCACCTCGGCGCAGGAGGTCTATGGCGTCGACGTGCCCCTCGCCGCCACCGGGTGGGCGCTGTCGAACGGCCTCGTCAACATCACGCCCGGCGCTTCGGGAACGCTGGACGTGCAGGCCTACACGGGGAGCGCCTGGCACTCCAAAGAATGGAACGTGTCCGTCGCCGGGTCCGGCTCGTCGATCACGTCGTGGGACGGGGCGACCCTGCTCCGCAACGACCCCGAGATGTGCATCATGCGGCTGGTCAAGGGCCTGTCGCCGGGCCGGGCCAGCCTCGACCTCACCCTGCGCCGCGGGTCCCGCTTCGTCGAGGGCTACCTCCAGACCGGCACCAGCGCCACGCTAGCCGCCTACCGCAGCACGCTGGAGACCAACACCAGCTTCGCTGCGTCCGGGTACGTCACCGCCACCGGAGACGATGCCGACGGCAACAGGTTCGCCGTCGGCTCCGCCCGCACCTTCACCGCCCACACCAACGGCGGCGTCATCAAGTCCAGCGCCACGAGCCTCGACTTCTGGATCGGCGTCGAAGCCGGCGGCGGCTCAGCCGTGTCCGGGGATGCGGCCACAGACCTACGCAGCCAGTACGTCGCGTGCTTGCCGGAAGCCGTCTACGGCGTGAGGAGGTAGACGTGGCCGTTCAGGAGGTGTTCAAAGCCCTCGGCTCGTGGGAGGTCAAACTCCTCGGGTCGGTGCCCCGTAACGTCCTCGATGCCATCGACTACTTTGGGCACGTCGCGATCATCCCCGGACGGCTGGACCCCGTCCAGTACGGCGACAACCTCCTCGACGTGGCCCGCTACGTCGGCGTCGTCCGCACGAAGACGATCGGTGACGACGGCCGCACCAACGCTCCAGCCGACGACATCTCAGTGGGTGGCGTGGGGATGGCGTTCTGGCTCGGCGACGAGGACGGCAAAGGCGACGTCTACGAGAACGCCATCGAAGCCGCCAGCGCAAGCTTCGCGGACACGATCAACATGCTCCTCCCCGCGTCCGGAGCCGTCACCGCAGGCACCATCCACTCCGTGGCCGGCACGTACACCGGACGGCACCAGTACGAGACACCCCGCACCGCCATCGGCTACGTGTGCGACACCATGTCCTCCGAGAGCGTGCCCGTCTCCTGGCGCGTCAACGGCGACGGCACGTTGGATGCCGGCCCCGACTCTGACCTGTTCGTCACCAACCCAACCTGCGTCATCCTCACCAAGGGCGCCGGCGAGGACATGGCGTTGCGGGCGCTGCCCGGCAGCATGGACGTCACGCGGGATATGGAGGACTACTCCACCCGTGTTGTCCTCCTCGCCGAGGGTGAGGGCGACAGCATCGCTACCGGCGCTGCGGACATTGCCCCGGCCACCGGGTATAGGGACATTCACGGCAACCCGCTGAAGCTGACGCGGCTCGTCAGTGAGTCGGATACGTCGACGACGAACGCCGAGATCCGCGCTGCTCTTCAACTCAGCCGGTTCACGTCGACGCGGAACGCGCTCACCCTGTCCACCGCCGACTACGACGTCCACGGCAGCTTCAGGGTCGGCGACCGGGTGTGGGTGTACGACCCGGACGCCGGGCTCGTCGACACCAGCACAGAGATCGTGTTCCGGGGTCTGCGCCTGAACCCAATCAAACTCCAGGTCACCGAAACATCGTGGGCCATCACCGACGGGTACACAGTCGCCTACCGGTCCGCCGACGGCACCTGGACGGACCTCACCGACCACGTCGACTTCGAGACCGATGGGACCAGCACGGTGACCGTCGGGGACTTCTCCCGGCAGCTCACCAACACCAGCACCGAACCCGTCGGCAGCCGACCCAACGCCGACACGTCCGTCCCCGGCATCCCCACCTTCGTGGAACCCTTCGAAGGCACCGCCTACCTGGATGCCCGCGGCTTCACCCGCGCCCGCGTCATCCTCACCTGGAACGCCCCCAACAACATCGACGGCAGCACAGTGCTGGACGGCGACCACTACGAGATCCGGTACGCCGTCGACACCGACATGATCTACCCCGCCACCTGGACGCAGGTCTCCCAAGTCCGGTGGATGGACATGCAGACGTGGGCGCAGCCGTTCGCCGCACCCGACGGGCAGTGGCAGGTCATGTACGTCGCCTGGGGCGAGACCACCGCCCAACTCCAAGACCTATCGCCCGGTGTCGGATACGACGTACAGATCCGCGCCGTCGACAAGACCGGCAACACCGGCACCTGGTCCGGGACGACGACGTTCGTTGCGTCGTCGGACAACCTGCCGCCGTCCACACCGGCCGCACCGTCGGTGGCCGCGTCTCGGATCGCAGTGCAGGTCACGCACGAACTGGGCAAGTCGTCCGGGGGCACGTTCAATCTGGAGTCGGATCTCCACCACTTGGAGATCCACGTCGACTACGAGCCTGGGTTCACCCCGTCGGAGTCGACGTTGAAGGCGAAGGTCAGTGCGACGGCGGGGATGATCCAGGCGCAGATCCCCGTGGTCGCCACCGTGCAGGTGGAGGAGACCTCGGCGCGCTATGTGCGCGTCATTGCCGTTGATCAGACCGGCAACAAGTCCGGCCCGTCCGACGCCGCCAGCGCGACCGCGCTCCTCATCGACGACGCCCACATCAGCGACCTCACCGTCACCAAGGTCACAGCCGGGGAGATCAGCGCGGACTGGATCGTCGGCGCCCGCATCAAAACCGCCGACACCGGCACCCGCGTGGAGCTCTCCCAAGCAGGCATCGAGGCCTACAACAGCGACGGCACCCGCACCCTCTTCGCGGACGCCTCCACCGGCGACGTCAGCCTCATCGGACAGCTCTCATCCGGCGTCAGCGGCCGGCGTCTCGTCGTCAACCCCACGGGTGTCTCACAACCGCAGATCCGTCTTTACCCGACGTCCGGGTCCAACTACGCGCTCATCTCCTCTTACGACAACTCCAACACCCCCGCATCGGCGGCTGGCCTGCTGATGAGGACCACAGCCGACGCCAACGACGTGTTCTCGCTGGTCGCGATGGACGAGCAGACTGCCACGTTCGGCCGCTGGGAGTTCGAGGCGAGCGAGGACCAGTTCTTCGCGAAGGGCGGCTACTCGAAGGCGGAGGATGCCCAGATCCGCACCGCCTGGTTCTCCGGGTTCGGGGGGGATTTCGGCGGGTCGTTCCTGGCGCAGCAGAACCGGGCGGAAGTCGGCTGGTTCGGGGCGACGACCGCGAACTGGAACTACATGCATTTCGACAACGACGGCATCACCCGCCATTACGGGATCTTCGCCCCGCAGTGTCTGACGGCCGGGTTCGCGACCATCACCCCCGTCGCGAACACGCCCACATCCGTCACCCTGACCGGGTTCGGGCCGCTCACGGGCAACAACTTCTACGGCTTCGTCACCGCACAGACCACGGTCATCGGGTCCGCAGTACACGGCGTCGCGCACACCAACGTGACCGCGTCCAGCATCACCGTGTGGGTGTACCGGACGAACACCACGAACACCAACCTCGACTGGATGATCATTGGGAGGCCGTGATGACGATCAAACCTGACGAGAACGGCGAGTGGCCCAGCCTCGACGAGTGGCCCACCGTCATCGCCGACATCACCTGCCGCACACCCGGCTGCCCGGTGGAGGGGGTCACGTACAGGGTGCCCATGCCGGAGAGCGTGGACGGCGTCTACCGGGCAGCATGCGTCCAGTGCAACACCCCGAACGACGACATCATCGTGATCCAGGCAGCGGAGGTGCCCAGTGCCTGATACCCCCACTACTCGCCTGGGGATGTACAAGTCACTGTCCGACGGCTCCGAGTTGGTCAGCTACACCACCGACATCGGCCAGAACCTCGACAAGATCGACGCGGCAGTCGGCTTCCAAGTCGTCACCTCCGGCACCCGACCCAGCAGCCCCTACAGCGGCAAGGGCATCGCCGAATCCGACACCTCATACCGCACCTACTTCTCCAACGGCACCAGCCCAGCGTCCGCATCCTGGGTGCAAATCCCCAACAGCAGCAGCACGTTCAACGCCGACCTCGACCTCACCAGCGGCAAACAACTCAACATCGGCACCAGCAGCAGCACCGCCGCCGTCGCCATCGTCATGTCCAGCACCAGCGACGACCTACTGTCCGGCCGCGTCACCGGAGACACCGCATCCCGCTTCCTCATCGAAGCCGACGGCGCCCACTACTGGGGACCCGGCGGAGCCTCCGCAACCGACGTGACCCTCACCCGCACCGGCTCAGGCGTACTCACCCTCACCGGAGGCCTCACCACCTCCGGCAACCTGGCCACCTCCGGCACCCTCACCGCGACCGGCGCCCTGTCCGCCTCAAACTTCCCAGCCGGCGCGTGGTCGACGTACAGCCCGACGTGGACCACGTCGAGCGGGTCGAACACCCCCAGCTACGGCAACGCGACGATCACCGCCTCGTACACGAAGATCGGACGCACGGTCATCGTCAAGTTCGACATCGTGTTCGGCACCACCACCAACTTCGGTGGCGGCGGCACCGGCGACAACTGGCGATTCTCGCTGCCCGTGACCGCGGCGGCGACCACGGTCTGCGCGGGCTTCGCGGAGATCAACGACAACTCCTCGCTCGGCGCAGTCGCCGTCTGTCGCATCAACTTCCCCACCACGAGCACGTTCCAGCTGAACACCTCATCCGGGCGGGCGGACGCGGTAGCGATGTCTTCACCGAACTGGGGCATCGTCGACGCGGTCACCCCGTGGACGTGGGCAACGAGCGACGCGGTCCGCGGCAGCTTCAGCTACGAGGCGGCGTCTTGACTGCGGCACGGCCGGGGGCGTCCTTGGCCTCTGCTGGTCCGGGCTGGTCCGGGCCGGCGGGTGCGGCGGCGGCCTGCTTCAGGCGTTCGTTCTCCGCCTGTGCGGTGGCGAGCTGCTTTTCCAGCACGTCGACCTTCGCGCGGAGGATGAGCGTCTCGTCCTGGAGGTCGCTGACGCGTTTCCGGTAGACGGGGAACACGTCCTCGACGCTGACCTGCGTGCCCGGCTGCTGCGGCTGCTGGGGAGGGGTCTGGTTCATGCGGTGACCGCCTTGTCTGCGAGGTCCCGGTACCTGTCGAGTAGGTTGCTGCCGTTGAGGAAGGCGTGCTGAGGGAAGAAGCTCCAGTGGCTGACCACGGCGTTCCCTCGGAGGATGTTCGGGGCGCCGGTGGCGAGCGGGTGGTGGATGGTGTGGAAACTCTCCTCCTCGTCGGGGACGAGGACTCCTGGCCCGTGTGGCAGGTTGGCGTACATGCTGCCGAGGCTGGCGAAGCAGCTGACGGAGAACTGGGTGCCGGGCTGGATGGGGAAGTCCTGGTAGAGGTAGAGGTCTTCGACGGTGCCAGCTTCGATGTGGTCGAGGAGGAGTTCGTGGAGCTTGACGGCGAAGGGGCCGTTGGCCCAGCCGTTCGGGTCCATGCAGTACTGCTTGACCTCTCCCCACTCCATCGGCACCTTGCCGCAGAGCTGGAGGAAGTGCGACACGACCGCGTTGTTGAAGATGATCGGGAACACGGCCGTGGGCGCGGGCATCTCCAGCCGGGCGCGTACGAGGTTCTCCACGGCGTCCTCGTGCAGGTACACCACATCGTCATCGAGTCTCACGTACACGGCCTCGGGATCGGTCATCTCTCGGTAGGCGAGCCCTGTCCACCTCTGCTTGGGCAGGTTGCCGAGGTCGATGCCTTCGGGCCGGTGCTTGAGGTGGAACCAGTCGAACTGCTCGTTGAGTTCGTGGGCGTAGGCGATGTCGTCTTCCTGGCCTACGGGGTCGGTGTTGAGGTAGGCCCAGACTTCGTCGACGAGGCCGCGTTCGACGTCCCGCTGGAGGTACTTGATGAGGATGCTGTAGGTCCGGACCCTGCCGTAGGGGGTCCACGCAATCACCTTGTGGCCGTCGATCACGAGTTGTCTCCTTCGTCAGACAGTTCTTGGGCGGGGGTTTCGCTGGCGCTCGCGCGGCGGCCGCCGGTCGGTACCGACTGGAGGTCTCGGGTGCGGGCGAGGTTGGCGTCGGTGATCCCGAACGGCCGGAACAGGCCACACGCTGCGCAGCGGCCGTAGATCCCGCTATCGAGGACGGGCATCGTGCACACGCAGGTGGAGTGCGCCCTCTTGATCGCCGAGCAGTCGGAATGGAACAGGCCACGCTCGCCCTGCCACCAGCGGGCGCGCGGACCGTCCCACGAGTGGGAGAAGTTGACCGAGTCGCCTTTGATGCTGCGCCCGCCACACCAGGCGCAGCGCGTAAGCAAGCGGCGTCGCAGATGTTGGAGCGGGTGGATCTGAAGGCGCCAGTGATGAACGTGGAGTCGCCAGCGTTTCCCACGGCACGTCTTGTCGTCGAAACCGGACGGGTCGCGGTGCCACACCGTGATCAGGCTGGGCCAGAACAGGCCCCGTCCGGCGACGACCCAGAAGGCACCGCCGATCTTCCAGCGGGTGCCGGTCCGGGCGGCTTGTTCGGTCTTCCAGTCGTCGATGCGAGGCCACGGGCGGGGGATCTCGAACGCGCCGGTGAGCGGGTCATGCATGGTGGGCCTCCGTGCGGCGGGTGGTGCGGTGCCTGGGGGGCCAGACGTGCGCGTCGTCCGGCCACGGCAGGTCAGGATGTAGCTTCCGCAGCAACTCCACGGTCGCGGCGTGATACCGCCCGCGGGTGTCCGACAGCTGGTCGGGGTGGACGCGCACGAAGTACAGCGGCGTCTCCACCACCGCATACCGAGTCAGCCCCGCCTTCCAGACGCGGATCCAGAAGTCCCAGTCCTCTGCCGTCCCGAACGTCCCCGGCACCGTCGCCTTCGGCGAGTAGCCGCCCACCTGCTCCCACGTCTCCCGCCGGAACAAGCCCTTGTCGATCAGCGGCGGCCAACGCACTAGGTCGTCCAGGCCGGCGTCGGGGAGGGAGGCTTGGATGTGGTCGGCTTCGCCGAACTGTTCGGCGTGCGGGATGACGAAGTCCCGGCAGCCGTCGGCGTTGAGGGCTGATAGGCAGCGGGCGACGCATTCCGGGTGCAGCTTGTCGTCGGCGGACGCGGTGAAGATGGCGTCGCAGCCGTCGCCGAGGGCGAGGCGTGCGGCGGCGTTGAGGCTGCCTGCCCAGCCGAGGCGCTTCCGGTTGCGGCGCATCCCAGTCCACAGGTGGGGGTGGTCGCGGAGCCATTCGTGGGTGCCGTCGTCGCTGCGGTCTTCGGCGAGGTAGGCGTGCGCGGTGTGGGTTTGGGCGGCGATGGATTCGAGCATTTCGCCGAGCCACGGCCGGGCGTTGCGGGTGGGGATGATGACGCCGACTTTCACCGCTGCTCTCCGATCCAGTTGAGCGTCTTGCGGATGCCGTCGAACCAGTGGGTGGTGGGCTTCCAGCCGCGTACGGCGGTGATGGCGGCGTTGTCGGTGACGACGCGCTGGAGGTCGCCGGGGAGGCGCTCGTCGTGGGTGACGCGATGCCGGGTGCCGGTTTCGATTTCGAGGGCGTTCACGAGTTGCAGGAGTTGGAGCTCGTTCTCCGGTCCGCCGCCGACGTCGTAGGGCTCGGTCGCGGTTGAGTAGTCGGCGTGGTGTTCGACTATGTCGACAAGGAGACTCGTGAAGTCGTCGATGTAGAGGATGTCCCGGCTCTGGCTGCCGTCGCCGTGGATGGTGATGGGCTGGCGGTCGCAGAAGGCGCGGAGGAACCAGGTGACCCAGCCCGCCTCGCTCGTCCCGCGCTGGCCCGGCCCGTAGACGGTGGACGGGCGGAGGACGACGCTTGGCAGGCCGTACAGCTCGCGGTAGAGGCGGAGATAGTCCTCGCCGACGGCTTTGGACAGGCCAAGGGGGGCGGTGAGTCCGTCGGCTCCGGGGTGGACCTTCACGGAGGACGTGAAGACGACGGGGACGTTACCCGCGAGCCGTGCGGCTTCGGCGACGTTGAAGGTGCCGATCACGTTGTCCGTGAAGTCGCGGGCCGGGTCTTCGAGGCTGACGCTGGTGGAGCAGGACGCGCCGAGGTGAACGATGACGTCCGGCCTGGTCTCCCTGATGATCGCGATCAGGTAGCCGAGGATCGTGGTCGTGGTCCCGTGTCGTTTGTCCATGCGGGTGACGGTGTGGCCGCGTGCTTCGAGTGCCTGGACGAGGTGGCTGCCGATGAACCCGGCCGCCCCGGTGACGAGGATGTTCACAGGCTCACCGCGTTCTGCCAGGAGGCGTACTCGGGAAGGTGGGCCTGCGCGAATGCGGCGACGAGGGCGGCAGCGAAGTGGGCCTGCGCCTGAGTGGCGAGGGCCTGTGCTTCGTCGGGCTTGAAGGCGGTGCTCGTGGCTTCGGATTCGGTGAGGAGCCGCTCACCCTCGCGGTAATGCTCCGGGCCCGTCACGGCTTCCACTCCTCGCGGTAGTCCGGGTGGTCGGCGTACGGGAGCGCGAGGAGCGACAGGAGATCGTCGCTGGCTTCCCGGACCGGATCAGTGCCGACGCCCCACTCTCCTGCGATGCGGAGTTCATCGGCCTGCATGGTCGGAAGGACATCGTCCAGGATCCGCCGCTTGGCCTCGACCTCGACAAGGACGCGCGCCGGGTCGTGGCGAATGATGTGGTCCCGCTCTCGCGGCCACGCGTACTTCACCCGAGGCTGGCGGTTCGTGTCCCAGACCCCAACGTCACTGTTAGGGCTGGGAATCCAGCGCGGTGCGGGATGCCCATCCCGGATGGCTGCCATGACGTTGGATCCGAGCACCAGCTGCACCGCTTCGAAGTCCTCGTCCAGCCGCGCCCGCAGGAACCCCACCAGATCGCTCACACCGTCACCGCCTCGGGTACGCGGACGACGTCCTCCCAGCGGTGATGCAACGCCTGCATGATCGACCCCGACGCCTCACCCCGCGCCGCCATACCAATCCGCTGACGCAAGGCCGGGTCATCCGTGAGCTGCTTCAAATAGCGGCCCCACTCATGCTCATACCGGACCAGGAACCCGTTCTCCCCGTGCCGGATCACCCGCCGGTACGCCTCCGTATCCGACGCAATCAGCGGGATCCCCAGGACCGACGACTCCAGCCACTTCGTCGGGAACTTCGCCTGGTTGAACGGGGTGTCCCTGTACGGCGCCACCCACACGTCCCACTCCGAGACCCGCTTGAGGTACTCGTCAACCGAGGGCACCCAGCCCAATGCGCCGATACCGCGCCCGCGCAGTCCGAGGCGTATCGCACGCTCGGCGGAGATCCCCACGATCCGCACCTGCACCCCACCCGGCCGCGGGTACCGCGAGATCCGATTCAGCGCCCGCACCGCCTCCGGCAACTCCGCCACCGTCGACGATGTACCAGCCCAACCCACCGACAACGGCCGGTCCACTGCCGCGTAGTCCCGCTCCCAGCCCAACAACTGCGCTGGCAGGCCATTCGGAATCACGCGGACGTTCGGCGCGTAGTCCCGAAGCACCTTCGCGAGCGGCTCGGTCACACAGGTGACGAGGTCCGCGACCGACATGTTGTGGGCCAGCCGGCCGAGCATGGCCGGAGTCCAGTCGCGGGCAGCCGGATTGGTCGGATCGATGTGGAAGTAATCGTCGTCCAGGTCGAGCACGAGGCGCTTGCCTCGGTCCTTCAGGTGCTGCCACATGTCCGAGGCGTCCGCAATGGCGACGCGGCATCCGACGATCGTGTCTACTGACGGCCAGTCGTGGGGTAGGCGTGTTCCGCAGGACACGGCGTGCCCCAGCCACGACAGGCCCATTGCGGGGAGCACCGCCCGGTAGTGTCCCGACCCTGCCATGTCGGCGGACCAGAAGTGGACGCGCGCCACGTCAGCCCGCCTTGGGCTGACTGGTGTGAACGGGCTGCCCGCTGTCGCTGGTCTTCGGTTCCTCGTCGACGAGGGTGTACGTCTTGCCGCCATCCTTCGACATGGCACGCGAGTCGCGGACGTTCTGCCAGATGGGGTAGCCGCTCATCTCTGAGCGGTCCTCCCACTCAGCAGGGTCGTCGGTGATCGCGGTCAGCGGCTGATAGCGGAGCAGCCTCTCCAGGTACGCAGCGCATTGGATGGCGGACGAGCCGGAGTGCCCCATCCCAGCAAAAGCAGCAACGACCTTGCACAAGCCCTCGGTGATCCACGGGTCCTCGCCGAGAAGCGTGAGTTCGCGGCGGGCGTGTGCGACGAGCGGGCTGTCAGTGGCGGTGCGGCCCATAGCCGCCTCCTTCAGTGTCAGGCGGTCAGGTAGCCGGGGAGCCATTCGGTGGCGTAGTAGTCGACGGTCCGCCGGATGCCCTCCCCGAGCGGCACGAAGTCCGCAGCCGTCATCCCGATCTGCGCCAGCGTCGACGTGTCCGAGGTGACGACGGCGTTGGGGACTTCGCCGGGCCGCATCGGCAGGTGCTTGATCCCGACCGGTTCGCGGGCGGTGATCTCGGCGGCATACTCGGCAACGAGACGGGCGATGTCGTTGACCGTGACCGAGGACAGCGGGCCGACCTCCACCGGCTTCTCCGTAGGTCCTTGCTGCGCGGTGTGCTCCAGTGCGGTCACGAACGCGCGGGCGACGTCCTCGACGTACACGCAGTCGCTGATCTGCGTGCCGTCGCCGTACACCTCGATCGGCGCGCCAGTCAGCGCGCGGCACACGAACGAGGGTGCGATCTTGCGGACCTTCGATGTTCCGTAGGGCTTGGCGATCGACTGGCCGGGGCCGTACGCGTTGACCGGACGGACGATCGTGATCCGGCCGCCCTCGCGGTACAGGTTGTACATGCGGGCCAGGTCTTCGGCCGCCGACTTGGTGATCGTGTAACAGCCCGTGCCGACAAGCCGGAAGGCGTGGTTGCCGACGCCTGCGTAGACGACCGGGAGATCGTATTGGGCGGCGGCTTCGAAGACGTTCAGGCTGCCGATGATGTTCGTTTCGGCGGACGGGCGCGGGTTGGTGATCGTCTCCTGCGTGCCGAGGACTGCGGCGAGGTGGATGATCCCGTCGGTGTGCGCGGCGGCTTCGGTGACGGCGGTGTCGTCGCGGACGTCGCCGAGGAACATCTCCTCGTTGGGTGCGAGGAGGTGGCGGCGGTCTTGGTGGTCCATGACGACGACCTGGTGGCCGCGCGCGGTGAGTTCGCGCCTGATCCAGCTACCGATGAACCCTGCGCCACCTGTGACCAGCGTCTTCATGCGTTGCTCTCCTTGTTCTTGCTCCGGCCGCAGTGTGGGCAGGTTTGGTGTTTGGCGAGTGCGGTGTCGCGGGTGGCGGTGACGATGACGCAGCCGAGGATGAAGGCGGCGATGATCGCGGTGATGGCGATGGCAGTGTTCACGGCTGCTCCTCGGTGAGGTCGCCGTCGGCGCCGATGACGAGGCGCCGGACGACGAGGGTGAGGTTGACCGTCACAAGGGACTCGCCGAGAGCGAAGTCTTCGATCTTTACGACGGTGCCCTTGGGGGTGTAGACGGAGACGCCGTTGATGCGGACCTCGCGGGGGACGACGATGCTTCCTCCGCCGTCCTCGGTGGGCTGGCTGTCGCTCGCGACGATTTCAACGACGGACGCGCGGGGCTTCATCGGCTGCTCCTTGTGCGGTGCGGGCTGCTGGCCGGGGCATGGGATGGCGTTGCCTTGCGGGTCGAGGTGCAGGACTCCACACCCGATGGCCGCCGCGAACTTGGTCGCCTCGTCCGGTTCGGCGTGGGGGCATTGGACGGGCGTGCCCCACGGATCGGTGTGAACCTCGCCGCCGCACTCGGGGCGGGCGCATCCTCCACCCCCGCTAGAACCCTCGGGCGCGTCCGTGGACTGGCCTGCTGCCACAACGGTGTGGGAGACGACACCCATGGCCTTGAGCTTGTCGAGGCTGTAGGTCGGCTCGGGTGCCTGGTGTGGTGTGGCGCCCTTGGCGCTGTCGTTCCATACGTAGCGCCCTGTCACTTCGCCATCTCCGCGCACGCTCGCATGCCAGCGCCCGTACTGGCCCCTGTCGTGCCCAACGCGGAAGGCGCACGTGTAGAAGTCGCCTTGTCCGGTTTCGAAGCGCGCGGTGCAGGGTGGCAGGTCAGCGTGTGTGCGTGCGACGTGGATGTCGAGTTGTCGGGATGGCGGTGAGGCATCGCAGTGCGGGCATTCCTCGCGTGCGTCGAAGTGGCTCATCGGCTGCTCCCGATGACGAGGACGAAGTCGACGGCCATGACACCCGGCTGGGCAAGCACCACGAACGCGAACAGGAACGACACGGCGGCGCAGATGGCCCTCATGAGCCGCCCCCATCTGCCTCAGCCACTTCGGCTCGATAGCGGGTCAGGGCGTAGTCGAGCAGGCCCATGACGCGGTGGTAGGGGACTTGCCCGCCGCCATCCGGCAGTGTGATCCCGACCTGCGTCAGGCCGTCTCCGTCGTCGTCGAAGCGCTGAGCGGCGAAGACGACTACCCACTCAGTCAGTACGCCTTGGGTGCCTTCGTTGCGCGCGACTTCTTCGATGGCCTGCGCGAGACGCTCGTAAGCGGCTCTCTGTTCGCGTTCGGTCATGGCGCGGCTCCTGTGCGGGTGAGTGCGGGTAGTGGTGCGGGTTTTGCGGTGGCGGAGGAGCGACCCGCACAGATGCACTCCTCCGCCACCGGCCCCTCCGAAAGGGCCACGAGAACCATCCTACGATTCATAGGAATTTGGCAAGCAAGCCCTATGATTCGAAGGAGGCGCCGACGGTAGGAGGAACCGATGCCCTTCCCAGACGGCGTAGAGGTGGTCACGGTCTCCGCCGGAACCACCGGATACCGCACCCTCGACGGCGAGCCCTACACAGGCACCATCCGCTTCACACCATCCGTCGCCCGCGTCACCTCAGCCGAGCACGGCGTCATCGCCCTCGGCCCCGTCAACGCCACCCTGTCCGCGTCCGGCCAGTTCACCGAAACCCTCCTCGCCACCGACGCCGACGACTTCAGCCCGACGGGCTGGACGTACCGGGTCGACGAAGAGTTCACCAACGCACCCGGCCGCAGCTACAACATCTCGCTGCCCGCCGCCGCACCCACCGTCGCACTGCCCTCCCTCGCCCCCGTCGAGTCCAGCAGCGGCACCGTCTCGGCGCCCGCCGTGCTCTCCGTCAACGGCGACACCGGCATCATCACCGGCCTCCTCGAAGCCGGAAACAACCTCGCCGACCTCACCTCGGCCGCCACCGCACGCACAAACCTCGGCCTCGGCACCGCAGCCATCAGCTCGGCAGCCTCCTTCGCCGCCACCACCCACGCGGCCACACACGGCACTGCGGGCAGCGACCCCATCACCGTCGCCCAATCCCAGATCACCGGGCTATCGGCCGCCCTCGACGCGAAGGCCGCCACCACGTACGTCGACTCCACATTCGCCACCCAATCCACCGTCACCACCATCGGCGGATTCGTCACCGACTGCCTCAACCGCGTCGCCGCCATCGAACAAGGCACAGCCTTCCTCGCCGGACTCAACGTCGACGGCAACGCGCAAGTCTCAAACGGCAACCTCACCGTCACCGACTTCGACAAGGGCTACCGCTTCCGCGTCGACGGCTCAGCACTCGACCTCGAAGCCACCGGCACCGACCTCATCATCAGCAACTGGAGCGGCGACGCCTTCAACGGCGACCAACACTCCTACGCCCGCCTCTCCGCCGACACCCTCAACACCCAATGGGCAGGCAAGTTCGAATCCGTCAACGCCCTCTACGGGGCCGCGGTCCACACCCTCGACCCCACCACCGGGGTCGCTTCCGTCGGTGGGAAGAACGGGCTCACCGCTGTGCGGCTGGCCGGCTTCAAGAACAGCAGTGGCGCTCCGGCCGCGGGCACGTGGGACACGGGTGATGTGGTCCTCGACTCGGCCGGCGCCTGGCATTTGTGTACGTCGGGTGGAACGCCCGGTACGTGGACGTGAGAGGCAGGCCCTGATGGCAACCCAGTGCAAGCTGTACCGCGGTCTCGCGCCGCAGTTGATTCCGCCGCAGACGTGGACGCTGCTGACGTTCGAGAAGACGATCCGCAACGACCGGTCGATGGCCCGCGACCGCTGCCTGATCATGCCGCCGTTCGACGGCGACTTCATCTGGTCGAGGAACCTGCGCTGGGCCGCCCTCACGCTTCCCGACGGAGACATCCGGCAGAGGCAGTTCATGTCCCGGTTCATACGCGACCCGCGGGGTGAACGCGACGACACCGGAGCCGCCGACCACGTTGCGACGCCGGGCCGGTCGTGGGAGACGACGACGTGGCAGTTCTACGGCGAGGCGTACCAGCCCGTCGGCGTGGAGGTGTGGCACGACCACGACGATGACTGGCCGCTGGAGCATGCCCAGTTCGTCGGCACGACCTCCGATTACTGAGAGAAGGCACACCATGGCACCACCCCTGAGCCACGACAGGCTCCTGACCATCCTCAGAAACGAGGGCGTCAAGCTCGCCGAGTATCCCGGCTGGCGGACCCGTGAGCGGGATGACGAGACGGGCAAGACGTTCGGTCCCGTGCACCTGGTGTTGAACCACCACACCGTGTCGCGGGACTCCCTCCGCATCGTCGCCGAGACCGGGTACGCCGGACTGCCGGGGCCGCTCGCTCACATCCACCTGGCGAAGTCGGGGCTGGCGACGATGTGCTCGGGCGGCCGGGCGAACCATGCCGGGCTGATGGCGGTGAACGCGTTCGTCTCGTTCCGGGACGAGCAGTCAACGCACCCGGCGCCGTCGAAGGCGTCGGGCACGGTCGACGGCAACGACTGCTCGTACGGCATCGAGGCGGAGAACCTCGGCGATGGTGTCGACGTATGGCCGCGCACCCAGTACGACGCTCTGGTGCGGATCAATGCCGCGATCTGCCGCGAGTACGGGTGGAAGGGCGACTCCTGTGCCGGGCACAAGGAGACCTCGGTCGAGGGCAAGGTCGATCCGCGGGGCCCGGTGGAGGGGTATGGGTCGCGTGGCCGGTTCGACTTCACCTTGAACCGGTTCCGTGAGGACGTCGACGAGCGGCTCGCCCATGCGGCCAGCTGGTCGCCTGGGACGGTCACGCCGCCGAAGCCTCCGACGGTGGAGGAGCGGCTGACTGCGCTGGAGAAGCGCGTTGCTGTTCTCGAAGGAAAGGGAGTCTGACCATGAACGTCAACCTCAATCAGGCCTACTGGATCGGCCTGCTCATCTCCGTGATCCTGCCTGTCCTTGTCGGACTCGTCACGACGAGAGTCACCCACGAGGGCGTGAAGGCTGTCCTGCTGCTGGCGCTGTCCACGGCGAACGGGTTCCTGGTGGAGTACGCGGCGCCGGGCCCGGACTACCACGTGGGTACGGCTGCGGTGCTGGCGCTCGTCTCTTTCGGCACCGGGGTACTCGCCCACTTCGGGTTCTGGAAGCCCACCGGGGTTGCCGGCCGGGCGCAGGACTCGCTGGTGAAGTCCGGCACGCATGCCGCGAACGCCTGACTGATCGGAGCACCATATGCCGGATGAGCCGACCCTCGGTGAGGTTGTCCGCCGGTTCGAGGATCGGTTCACCGACGTCCGCGATGACATTCAGCAGCTCGTCCGCCGCATGGACGAGAAGGTTGATCAGCGGATTTATGACTTGCGGCATGAAGCGCTGGCTGCGCGGGTGGCGACGTTGGAGACGTTGCGGGAGAAGGATGCGGAGAAGCTGGTGGCTACGCGCCGCTGGTTGATTGGTGCGGTGATTGTGCCGTTGGTTGGCATCCTCCTCCCGGTGATCATTTTGTTGACTCGGGGGGCTGGGTCGTGAGTCGGGTGCAGGTGCGGGCGGAGGAGCGCAGGCATCGGCGTGGGGATGTGCTGACGTGGGCGGGTGCTCTCGTGTTGGGGGCGGCGTTGGCGTGGATTGTGTTGTCGATTCAGGGGTTGAATCACGAGTTG